ACTAGGAGGAATGATTGGCTCTTTAGCAGGACCTTTAGGAACCATCGCTGGTTCTTATATAGGAAGTCAATTAGGACAAGGTGCTACTAGAGGTTTAGCAGGTATAGATATAAATAATCCTTTAACAGGACCTGATATCAGTTTGCTAGGTATACCATTAACACAATATGCAAAAACTAAAAAGGCTTATAAAAGAGCAACTAAATTAGCTAAAGATAGATATAAAGAATTACAACCTTTAATGGAAGAAGCTAAAGACAGACAGTTTGCTAGAGATGTAACTTCATCACAGATGCAGTTAGCTGGTAATTTGTTAGGCGATATTTACGGGAGGATGTAGAGATGTCACTGTTTGAAAAATTTGTAAACACGACTGGAAAGAATACTGATTCTTCCAATGACAGAAAGAATCTATTTGAAAAATTTTTAAACACAACTGGAAAGAATACTGATTCTTCCAACACTAAAAAGGATACTAATTCTTCCAATGATACATATTCCCCAAGTCTTGTTGATCGGATTATAGGAGGATTTTCAGTAGGAGGCCAAGCTTATGGAAATGTATTTTCAGGCAAACCTTTAATGACTGGTATAGATGAAAAAATAAGTGATATTGAAAAAGGTATTGTAAGAGATGCAGAAGGAGAGGTAGTTTATGAAGGAGGAAAAAAAGTAAGTGATGACGAGAATGGAACTAAAAAGGATAAAGAACCTTCTTTTAAAGAAAGAGTTGATATGCTTGAAGGAATGGCAGAAAGAGGAGCTAATCGCCAGTTCTTAAGAGCCGGAATACAAGCGTTAGCTAATTCTCCTTTGATCGGAGGTAAGGCTGCATTAGAAGCTGCAAAAAATGTTGGAAATCTAACTGCATTGAATATGGCAGCAATGGCTGATCAAAATTTAGTATTATCCCAAAACCCAACTAAACAAAAAATAGCTGGCAAGTATTTCGGGTAGTAGAATGGCAGTAGGTACCTGGTCAAATCCGTATGGTGAACTGGGAGGAGGATTACCTAGTACAGGTGATATCTCAATGTTTAAACCTAGATCCTTTGGAGGAGGGAACATGTTTGGAGCCATAATCGGTGGAGGATTGGGCCTTTTTGGTAATATGATGGCTGCTAGAGCACAGGCTAGTGCGGCACAGGCTCAAATGGCAGCATCTGCTGATCAGCTGAAAAATAATATAATGATGAACAGAGAAGCTAGGAAAGGAAACCTAGCTAAGTTTATTGGGCAGAATGTAGCAGATTATGGATATGGAGCTGATTTAGATTTTGGAAGACAGAAGGAAGCTGAGATTTTTGGTAAAACGAGAGGACGTGATTTAGACAGAGCTGCAAACCTTGCAGACTTCGACGCACAGGTTGGTATGAGAGAGAATACTAAATTCAGAGAGCAGAAGCAAAGACAATTTAGAAGAGACTTAGAGAAAGCAAGAGTAGAAAGACAAGCTGCCATGGAAGGCATGTTTGGCCGGATTGCTAGATAGGAGGAATCATGGGAGCACCAAGAGTTACTTATGAAGCACCAAAGATCGAAAAGGATGATAGTTTCGAGAAGTATTTAGAGTATCAGAAAGAGCGTGAGACTAAGTTAGAGGAACGTGCTCAAAAAGAAAGAGAGGATAAAGAAGCTCGTGACTTGATGAGAAGACAGACAGGTGCTAAAGGTCTGACTAGTCTTTATGAGCGTACTAAAGGACAGTTAGAATCTGGTCTAATTGGTTTTCAAGGAGCACAGGATAAATTACAAAGCTACATAGATAAATATGATCTTACTGCTGGCTTTAAAGATGATACTTTCCAACCTGGTTATACAGACCCTTCAAAAGGTCCAGGCCAGTATTTAAGTAGTCTCCAGAATATTTATCAAGGAGAAGGAGGTTTACTAGATAAACAGAGAACATCAGGTATCAAGCTTGCATATCAAGATATTTTAGGAAGAGAAGCAACAGCTGATGAGCTTTCTGGTGCTATGTCTAATTTACAGCTTCAATCTTATGGAGGAGCTGGTATACAAGGTTTAAGAGATTCTCTTAAATCAACTTCGGAATATACTAAGAAGTTTAATGACAATTATTTGGATAACTATTATGACACCATGTATGGTCCTCAAACTGTAGATGCTGAAGGCAATAAAACTAAGAGACGTAAGTTTAATTTTGATCCTTCTTTAATGCCTAGTTACAGAGGAGACCTAGCTTCTAAAACTAATATAGAAACTCCTGATTTTGCAGATTATTTTAGTGAAGGTAGAACAATTGCAGAACTGGAAGAAGGAAAACAAAATATTAGGGATACCAGAAAATTCCTTTACAGTGCTGGTTTAACTAATCTTCAAGGGGATATAGACAAAGAGACACAGAAGATAAAGAATCAAGGTGCAAAAGACATTGCTAGAATAAAATCAGAATCTGCCATATATGGTCAATTGTTAGGTGGCTTCAACTTCTAGAAGAATACCTATTGTTATAATAAATTGAGACGTAAACATTCTTAATTCCATGGACGAGAATACCGACAATTATTTTGATATACAAAGATTTCAAGATTTACTTGACAAGCTAGAAGCTTCTAAAAAGCGTCAGCAAAGACAAAAATCTGTAGAGGGCCGTAGAGACATCTTCGCTCAGGGTCTTGCTGGTATGATGGGCAACTTCTAATTTGGTAGTATTAGCATAGGTTACTAAAATGGCTGTTGATAAAACTTATGATTCAGATGATTATTTTGATCTGGATAAATATCGTCAAGCAGCCGGTGTAGCCTACGAATTTTCCAAAAAGAAAATGGAGGATGCCGGTGAACAAGAACGGAAAACGATTGGCAAAGGTGGCGAAGAGACCAGAGCAACCGCTCGCCAAAAACAAGAGTTCTCTGAAAGAGACGAAGAAAGAGACCGTAAACAGGCACAATCAGCTTATAGATATTGATCTATTCAATAACTGGGTAGATAACTTAGACTCCGCAACACAGGAGTCTTTTTGCTCTTTTGTTTCTGATAATAATTCTATTATTGAAGCTTATCTTTATTCTAGGTTTTTAGGATATGAAGGTAGCATAGCTCCTTGTGATTTGTGGATAAAACAAAATTACAAGAAGCCAGATCACAGGAAGAAACTACTATATGAAATAGATGAGATGCAGGAAGATATAAGAAAGTTAAGAGAAGATATCGAAAATGGTGCTGTCAAAAGAGATGCAGGTGTAGGAAGAATTGCACAGATGCAAAAAGAATTAAGAAGCACCATCTCTGAAATAGAGAGTTTTACCAATATGAGAGACCGCAAAGGTTTGCTTATGGCTGGTGCGGATAGAGCTATAAGAGAGTTAATGTTTATTTTTAAAGATGATCCAATAGAAACTCCTTTAGAAGAAGCTACGATGAGTGTTTGGGCAAGAATGCAACTGGAGGAATAGTGCAGTTAAAATAAGGAGAAGTGAATAAATAAAACTGGTGCATAATGGCTAAGAAAAAAATGCCACCTCAGCTTCTTGAGTACTTTAAAAGTACTGCAGCTTTGGATAAAGCCAGGAAAGCTAAGAAAGCAGCTAAGACTTATAAAGATAAGAAAGAAGCAGATAAGCCAAAAGATAAGAAGTAAGTTAGTATTTAATAGTAGCTTAATTATTAATTAGTGCCTTCTTATACCCATCTTGCTTACAGACGTAACGCCAAAGCAGCGGCTCGTAAGCAGCAGATTAAGAAACCTAAAAATCAAGAATCATTACTGAAAGCTAGAGAGGATTTTGGGTATTTTTGTGAATATGTAGCTGATAAACCACCCGCAGAACATCACAAGACTTGGCATAGACATTTTGTCACTAACGAAGATAGTAGTTGTTTATTAAAAATTGCAGGACCCAATGTTGACTTACTAGCTCCTAGAGGGTCAGCTAAATCGACTGTATTAGGATTACTGACTGCTTGGGCTATTGGTATTCATACACAAGCTAAACAGCCTTTACAGGTCTTGTACTTGTCTTACACCGTGGATATTGCTAGATCTAAGTCTGCAACAATTAAAAGAATTATAGAAAGTAAAAGATATCAAGAAGTATTTCCAAAAGTAAGATTACTTAAAAACGTAACCAGTAATGAATACTGGTCAATAGATCATAAATTTGCAGGTATAGATACTACTGGTGAAGAACAGTTTACATTGTGTGCTGCTGGCTTAAAAGGTTCAGTTACATCTAAGCGTTCTCATTTAGTGATGATTGATGACGCTATAAAATCATCAGCTGATATTGCTAATCCTGATATTAGAAATCAGATGAAAGAAAACTGGAATGCTGTTATAGCACCTACCATGTTTGAAGGAGCTAGAGCTATTTGTTTAGGAACTAGATTTAGACATGATGATATACACGCTACTACTTTTAATGAACAAAATAATTGGACACAGATTATCTTATCGGCCATATTGAATGATTCTAAAACAGGAGAAGAAGAATCCTATTGGCCAGAGATGTGGTCACTTGAATATTTAAAAGAGAAAAAAAGACAGGCACC